ATCGTAGTGGCGGGGATACCATATTATATCATCACGCTTTCAAGCAGTCAACCATAAAAAAAGAGGGTACAGACCCCCTCCCTTTTTATATTGGATTGTAGACTGGCGTCATCATTCCGCCATCTGGGGGTCCATCATCATCTTCATTAGTTCGTATGAAGAGGAGCATAAAGAATAAGGGTGCCAGAAAAAAAATAACTGTCTGTGCCCATTCTATACTCATGAAGACTTCCTAACAACTGCAACTATTGGAACTAGCAATAGCAGTGCTACCACTATAAATCCCATCAAAAAATGCCAGGAATGATTTGTCCGGTCAATGCATACGCTCCGATAGCAGCGATGACTCCAAGCATTGCTAGGCGACCATTGAGTTTTTCTGCGGTGTCATTCATGAGGTTTCTCCTAGTGTAAGATAAAATTTGGTTTGATCTACTGGCAATTTTGGTGATGGGTCGTAGATGGAACTATCACCGTAAGTTTTGTGGTCTTTGTATCCAACCATACGACCTTTCGTATTTTGGATCGCTCCCATCATAGCAATGATCAGGAAGATTGCAGGTGGTCCAATAATAAGGGCACCTCCAATCACATAATAAGTAAGAAGTTCAATCATCAGAATCCGAACGCACCAAAAAAGAATACGCTGCCACTGAAAGCATAAGAGACAACAGCAGCAACAAATCCAACCATAGCAGTCCGTCCATTTAGTTTCTCTGCACGTTCTGCATATGTCTCGAAACCATAACGCTCTGCGTCAGTCTCTGAGATATACATTCTGGGTTCTGTGGCATACATGTTTGTACGTCCACCATCCTCAGTTGTAACAGTCATGATACGTTCCGTAATGTTTCTTCACATATTATATAGGAAAGATGAAGTTTTGTCAATAGTCCATGTTGCCGCCATAACTGATGCAGGTCTTTTTGTTTTCTGCTGATGACCTACACCACTGTCTCACATAGGCATCTGCGTCTTTGGTCATTCTAAGGTGAGCATCGTTGTGGACCACCCCTATGAATGCTATTACTCCGAACATCAGGAGTGAGGTCATCACCCCTGGATTCGTTATGAAAGTTATAAAATATTTTTTCATTCTACTCAGTATACCACGAAGGCAGATTAGCAGTCATCCGAGAAGTTTTCTGTTATATCACCACCAATTTCAGATGCTTTATCTTGTGTAAAGATTGCAACTAAACCACCAAGGACAGGACCCACATAGGGAATACCAATAAGAGTAGAAGCAACACCAGCACCTACGCTAGCTCCTACAACTCTTCCTGTCTGTTTGCCACCACCTACCGCCTCTATACACGCGACGGACTTCTGGTTTGCACTGTCGGTACTCCCTTCGATCTTTGGGAGAGGACCTCCTTCCATATTCAATGTCCCCTCCATCGTATATTGTTCGTTAGTAAACTGTGCCCGTGCTTCTCTGGATACACTCCGACCACCACCAAACAAACCACCAGGTTTATCAACAGCACGATCTAAATCTAGAGACTGGGTTCTTTGAAGAATTTTTGGATCGTTAGATTTATACAGGACACGATACCCATCAGTGCTTACCGTAGCTTCATATGAGGAGTATTCTCCTACTGGTAAGTTTAGATTAGGAAGTTGTACCTTATTGTTAGACACTAATCCAATCAAAGCAATATGACTAATCCCAAATATACCACCTAATGTCAAAACAATCCATTTGTTAGGATTAGACTGTTTAGAAACTTTTTCAGTAATAGTTACGGTATCACTGTTTTTTGGTTCAAACATGACAGGATATCATTGCGAGTATATTTATCAAAACATAAAAAAAGGGACTCTCGTCAGAGTCCCCGAACATCTAGATGTTTATTTTATATGAGCGATCAGAAGCTGTACTTGACGCCGAGTTTACCCCCGTATCCACGATCGACATTGCTGTCGCCACTGCCCAAGAAGGACACTTCACCATATGCACCCAGAGAGTCGGTTACAGCGAGTCCGAGACCTGCCTTACCAGAAGGAACGGTGTCGCTTTCAGCGCCGTCAGGGGAGACTACACTAGCGCCGCCCTGGACGTAGTATGATGCAGACTCGCCAAGTTCGCCTTCGTACCCTACGTGAAGATCTGTCGTGGTCGAAGTGTAGTCCGATCCCGTCCAGCCAGAATTAGCTTCGACGTTGACGTAGGGACCTGCTAGGGCAGCAGACGGAGCCACAAGTGCGGCAGCGGCGGCGAGTGTTGCGATTGCAGATTTGATCATTGAAATTACCTGTTAGTTACTTGCGGAATGGATACCCGCAGATGAATAGGGACTCGACTGTCCCGTGTAAAGTTTCGTGACTAAGCACGAATACTTATTTAGTGTATACTATTTTTGAAAATTTGTCAAGCTAGTCGTGAAAACCCACCAACTTTCGTAAATTCTAGACAGTGATTGAACTTATCAAACAGTTCATTCTTGTGTGATATAATGAACACATTTGCATCTTTGATCACAAAACGGACAATCTTGAGAAATTCCTCTGTTCCAAAACCATCCAAAGAAGAATCAAATACCTCATCCATGATTAGTAGATTGGTGACAACGCTATTCTTCATACGGGCAATCTCCCTCCAAGTAAACAAGAGAGCAAGGTCAATCCTCATCTTCTCACCCTCACTAAATGATGAGTAAGAAAACTTCTCGTGAACTGGAGTTTGAATCTTTTCATTGAACTCTTCATCAAGGGTAAAATTGATGTAGAAGTCCATACGTTGAAGGTAATCGTTGACAAGTCTATTGATCGTAGGAAGATACTTCCTAATGATCGAACTTTTGACACCATCATCTTTTAGAAGAAGTTGACCTTGAGTCAGAAGATCAAATTCATCTTTAGTATTTTTGATTGTTTCAAGTATAGTTTTTAGACTCTTTTTATATTCTGATAGTTTTACATCTTCAGCACTTCTGTTCTCAAGTCTATCGGTAATGTCCTGAATTTCTGATCCCAGATTTCTTTTCCGTTTTGTTGAATTAGAAATCCTAATATTGAACTGAGAAATTTCATTCGAGAGGTTAGTAATCTCCTTTTGCAATTTTAGGAATTGTTTTTCCTTTTCTTCTTCTGCATCGATCGCCTTTCCAATTTGGACAAGACTATCTTCATGCTTCTGTAAGAGTTGCTGGAGATGTTCAATTCTATTTACCCGAAAAGAATCTTCGATAGATTGAGTACAGGTAGGGCAGACCGTATTATCATGGAAAAACTTGATTTCTTCTCCACTACTGTGCTTTTTTGATTGTAGTTTTGCTCGAAACTGTCCAAGTTTCTTTACAGTATCTCCTGAAGAAGTATAGTCTTTGATAACTGTTTGGAGGTCTTCAACTTCTTCAATGAGATCGATGACACTCTCTTGATACGAGACTGACTCTTTATCAAGTAGTACGATCTCTTCCTGTTTGGCAGTGATATCATTTTGAGATGACTCCTCAATGGTTTTGATAAAGCGTTTCTGCATCAGAATTTTGTCTGCTACAGATTCCTTCTTCAAGTCTAGCACCTTGAGGTTGTCCTTTGCGTCCTTCAGTTGGAGTTTGATGATGTCCAACATAGTGGAGAAAACCTTGATGTCCAACAGGTCTTCAATCACCTCACGCCGGTTAGCGGCAGTGAGTTGCATAAAAGGAACGAAAGAAGCAGACCCAAGAATAACAATCTGAGTAAACGACTTGTAGTTGAGTTTGAGTATCTGTTTTTCCAGATAGTTCTGTTGATCGTTTGCAGAGGAATCCTCATTCAGTTTAGAACCATCCCGATAAATCTCAAAAATATTAGGTTTGATCCCACGAACAATTTTATACTCCCGTTTTCCAACAGCAAAGTCAATCTCTACAACACAGTCTCGTTCATTGACAGTGTTGATTAGTTGGGGTTTATTGACTTTACGGAAAGGTTTTCCAAACAAAGAAAAAGTTAGTGCATCCAGGATCGTGGACTTACCTGCACCATTCTGTCCAACAATCAAGGTATCCTTATTTTGGTTCAGGATAATAGTAATGAACTGATTGCCAGAAGACAAAAAGTTTTTATAACGAATTTTTTTGAATTCAATCATCCGGTTGAACTGGAATCACAAGATCATCTTTAGTAATGACGGTGTACTTTGTACCCGTACGTTCACATGCAGCAATTGCTGCTCTGTCGGCAATGTGTATGACCTCCATAGGGTCCTTACCATCAACCTCTAACATCATAGCATATCTTTCTGCATCATCCTTCTCAGTAAAGAAAAACACAACCTTTTCCCCCAGGTCATTGATTACAGCAAAAGCACCTTCTTTTGGATGATCGTTAGTTGGGGTGATTATATGCATTAGATTGCTTCACACGCTTGTTGATAAGTTGTTCTGAGTATATCTTTTATTCGTGATTTATTTAGTTCTGTCTCTAAATCATCAACATACCTATTGAGAAGAGTCATAGTGTCTTCTGTCTGCTGAACAATCTCATCATCCATTGCAATCATTTCTGACCGCTCAATAATTTTGATCTCTATAGGGTTTACTTTTTGAAGAGATTCTAGAAAGAGATCAAACTCTTTCTCTTTACTTTTTTGAAAGACTACTAATTTGACAATCTTATCTCTATACTGAGAAAACTTGAACAGTTGACGAGGAGTATCTTGATACTTGATAACCTTATACAATTCATGAGAATTGTTGACGTTCTTCATCTCAAGAGTTTCAGTATCAAACGTAATACATCCTCTGGGGTCATTGACATCGCTCCAGAACATCTGGTAAGGATTACCAATGTAGTAGATTTTACCATTGCTAGACCTGGTATGGAAGTGTCCTGACAACACTCTGTCAAACTTTTGATATACATCAATATCGTTGCCATGCTCCATAACATGACCTTGAGTAGCAACAAATCCGTTGAGTTCTAGATGACCCATAGCAACTTTTGCCTTGGTCTTCTTGATTTCTTTATAGGTAACATCTCTGTTCTCATTATTGATCCAAGGGATGAACAGAATAGGAAGACCACCTACATTTATTTCCTCACACTGACTAACAATACGAACGTTGTCATACTCTCGTAAGAGTAGATCGATAGTATTGATATCGTTAGTGTTCTTATAGTATGCGGTATGATTACCCACAACAGACACCACAGATATTCCCATATCTCGAAGACGGTCGAAATAATGTGTCTTCGCCCAGTCCAAAGAATATAAGTCAACACCTTTACGGTTGTCAAAAGTATCTCCAAGGTCGAGAACAGTTGTAATGCCTTCTCTTTGAAGCATCGGAAAGAAATCTTCCTCATAGAACTTCAAAAAGTAATCATGATATATCTTAGAACCTTTTTTGAAACCAAAGTGTTGATCTGTGATGATGGCAATCTTCATGCACCGTCTTCCGTTTTGTACATCCAGTCATCGGTGTGTCCGACTGACCACTTGTCAGTGTTCTCTACGCGATAGTTTTGAGTACAGACTTTGAAGTCAGGCATCTTAGTTTCTGCTGGAATAAGACTCATGTCTTTCCAGATAACACGGTTGTTTGGTTGTGCCGCAAACTGACCATTGTCAAGTTGGATGATGTTGAATGATTTATGCTCTGGATCATCCTGACTAAACCCAGTGTCTAATGTAGATGACTCACTATGGCAAGAGTCAATAGTAAACATGTACTCACCCATGTGCATCTGTTTGTCCTTACCAAAGAACTCACACCTTGACAGCATAGGTTTTTCTACAACAGTGACGTTATAGTCAAAGCAATCCCACAGTTGCAAAGTATCTAAAGGCAAGTCACCATGGTCTTCCTTCCAAACAAATGCACTAATAGGCAGTTTGTCAAACAAGGCACCATACTCAGGCAAAAGAGTCTCAAAGTAAAGTGCTTTATATTGAACACTTTTGACAGACACCCAGATACCATCAGTAAACTCTCCGTGTCCACGTTCATGGTCGTAGAGAAACTCTTTTCTAACCTTGACTTGAACAGGTGGTAAATTGTGAACTAAAAACGCCATTACTTTTTCTTTTGTTCAGGACTTCTGTATCCATAAAGTTTTGGACTAATCCGACCCTGTGCTTGATCAAACCTAATAAAATTACTTTTGTACGTATCGTAGTAGTGATCAAAAATATCTACTGTCTTATTGCTCATAGTAATATCATATGTTTCTACTCCATCAACCAAGTAAGTAACTAGGTACGCGGTGTAAGGCAGTTCAGTATCCTTTGCCTTTTCTTTATCGCACTTTTCAAAAAGAATGTTCACTTTCATTGTCATCGATAGTTGTTACGATACTGAACTGCGTCTTTGATTGAGTTATATTCAGAAGAACGATCCGTCTCATCTGAAGAAAAAACTTCATCAAATCCAGATCGTTCGATAATTTTTTGTCTGATTTCTAACTGCTTCTTTTCTTTTTGAATACGACGAAGAAAAGCGTAGTGGATAATTTGAGTAAAGTATGCAAAAGGATTTTTAGATTTTTCTGGATTGAAGTTATTGATGTACTGAACACAGTTCTCAATTCCGTCACAAATCATGTCATCCTTGAACATGTAGTTGACGAAGTTAGGTTTGTAAGACAGGTGGGTAGCAATCTTCAGGAAGCATTCCCCAAGGTAGTTCGTAATCCTAGGTTTAGGTTTACCAAGGGTCTCAGCATCGGCAATAGATTGCTTGTAAGCAATAATTGCTACGAGAAACTCCTTGTTATTTACATAATGCTCAGATCGTTTACGTGTCATTTTGTAGACATTTCATAGTAATATTATAGCACAGCTTGACAGAAGTGTCGATTACCTATAGACTAACTCTGTCAGGGTTCATCGGGAGGCTATAGCTTAGCTTTGAATATCTTTAGAACTATCTTCAGAACTATAGAGTTTCTCGAACGTTTGTCTTGCTTGATCAACGTTATTTACATATCCCATTTCTTTAGTAAGATCTGGATGTTGTCTAGAGAAACCAGAAGTAATAATATGATTATAGGTAGCAATAACGAACTCATCTTTGATCTCACTGAGAGTGATGATACGGTTGAGATCGACTATGAATATATCTTCATCCGACATTTTCATCCAAGGTTCAAACTTATACCCCAACGGGGTATTCGCACCAGGGGTGCGAACCTCTTCACACACAACAGGATTTTCTAAGATAATTTTTTCATCATCATCTGCATTGATAATGACAGAGGATAAGATCTCCTCTCCACTTACCAGTTTGATGGCAGCAAGAAATTCATCAAAGGGTTCATTAGATTTTGACTTGGATGATGTCATAATGGAACTTCTCTTCGTTATAGTATTTGATCCTTTCGATAAGATGATTCAGAGTGTAGTTTTGTTTCTGATTCTTCTTACAATCATCTGCTATGTCGTATAGAGTTGCTTTTAGTTTAGAGTCACTTTTTCTCAGAACTCGTCCAATCGACTGTAATGTTCTGATCCGGGATTTGCTAGGTGAAGCAAAAATAACGTTGTGTAAATTTTTTATATTGATGCCGGTAGAAAATGTACCAAACGATGCAATTATAATAGCGTTTGATTCTGTCTCTGCTATACTCCGTACTGATTCTCTTTCTTCAACGTCAACGCCGCCGTGGATGAAGAAAACTTTCCGGTCACTCCTATTTATGAGGTTGTACAGAACCTCTCCATGAGATTGAACACGACTGAATAGAATCAGAGTATTGCCTGTTATATCCCACACTAAATTTTTGATGAAGTTGTTTCTCTTATCGTGACCGATAAGATACTGAACTTCGTCCTCATACCTTTCAAAGATTTGAGGTTCGTGTTTTAGTAGTAGGACCTTGATGTTTAGTGTAGCAAGATAACCTGCCTCTTGCAGTTCGCTTGTATTGATAATTTTGTATGATGGACCAAACAACCCTTCTAACACCCACTTGTGCGTCTGTGTGCCGTCTAAAGTACCTGTGAACCCATATCGATAGGGAGTGTCATACATCTTCCCCATGATCCCTACAAGGGATTTAGACTTGAAATTATGGGCTTCATCACCTACGACAACATCAAACTGTCTAAACCATTTTTTGTCAAGCTTGTAAATTGACTGCCATGTTGATATAATGATTGGAAGATCGCTGTTCAGTTCTTTGCCACCATAAATGCGGTGACAATATTTTTCAGCATCCCAACCATAATCTATAAAATCTTTATACATCTGCTCTACGAGAGATGTTGTAGGAACAATAATTAGAGTTCTTCTTTGTTTAGCAGTATGGTATCTAGTGACTGCATAGATCATTAGAGATTTGCCAGATCCTGTAGGAGAGATGAGTAATCGTCTCTTCCTAATCAATGCATCATATACACCATCTATTTGATACTCTCTAGGTTTATGCCGAGAAATTGCAGTCAACCAATCCTTTACACCTTCCTTGGTTATACCCTCCTCTTCCTGGTATGGCAAACCATAGTGCTTAGAGTTTTCAAACTCAAAAGTATATTCGTATCTCTTACAAAACTGACAGAGTTTATCCAGCAGACCTACGTAGATCTCACGTTTCTGGATATTGAACAAACGTATTTTTCCATCCCAATATTTGCTTCTATACTGAGGCATAAACTTTGCCCCAGGTACATCGAAAGTAAATTGGTCTTGTAGTTCGTATTGAATATGTGGATCACAATCTACGACTAAAAAGACTTCATTCTTTTTTCTAATAACAAGATCAACCATAACCAGAAGAGAACCTTCTCCATTCAATAGCGTTCTTTATTTGATACGTTCGATTTGATACTTGTCTTAGAATTTCTTCTAAGTACTTCAGCATAGTATCGAAGTATTCAATCTTTAGTCTAATTTTAGATAACTTTTCATCAGACTCAAGATACAACTTGAGGTCATCTTTATCTCTGATTTTGTAAGGAAATGGTTCTGCTTCATATACAGCAGCAGTTGCCTTACCTGTGTAAAATTTTCTTCTATCTAACAGTAACGTGCTATAGATATGCTCGTTCTGCTTTCGCATTAGAAGTATTGTATTATATAGTTCATAATACTTGGCGTGTAACTGAGGAATCTTCAAAGACTCAGAGTCTAGTTCATCATTGTTCATTACACTATCTTTATTCCACATGCCTTGGATATACTCAAGACTACATGGATTAGACTTTCTTTCCATTGACATCGATCACATCATAAATGGTGTACTTGAATGATACCGTAGCGGTAAAATATCGTTCC